AAGCTAGGATGAAGATCTCCAAAGAAGCTAATAAAGCGGCCATCTTCCGCCCGATGCATGAGGATGTAGTTCTCGGACGGCTTACTTATCCCACGCTCTGGCCCTACCGGGATGCCTGTTTGATCGATTGCCTGGAAGTATCGACCATCGAGGTGTATCCGGGTGTCCTCGCGCGCAAGTACTGTGTTGGGTTGAGTGCCGGCGGCAACGAGGACAGCGCGAGCAGGAAGGACCACCTCACTTCCATCTGCACGCGTGCAGCGCAAGGCACACGCGTGCCCGAATTGGTCGATGTCGACCGCGAGTGGGGCTAGGCCTTCCGCAAAGCGGACACCCTCCTCGAACGCCTTGGCCACTTCCTCGTGGTTCAATGTATAGGAGGGGGAGTCAATCAGGCTGCGGCGGTAGGCGATGGTGACACCCCCCCATGAATCAAGAAGTTGCGCTAACCTGGGCGTTCGCCTGGCCTTAGACGCAGCGTTTTGCTCTAGGCTGATAGCGTTTGCATGGGCGAGGAATTCATCCGCGATTACACGCTCCTCGTCGTTCCAGGCAGAACGCACGGCGGTTTCGCCACGCTCACGCACCAAAATCCTGTAGCGCAAGGCAAATTTCTCAACCTGGCGCATATAATACGCCAAACTCTCAGTAGCCGTATCGATTGCCGTGAGGCCACCTCCGATCACGACGACTGGGAGGCGTAGTTGCAGGTTGGCAAGGGAAGACAGTTTCGCTGCTCCGGTGAGCTGAAGCGCCATTAGAAAATCGCTCGCTTGCCGTACGCCGCGAGCGAGGCCGTTGGGCATGTCGACGAATGTAGGCCGACCCGCACCCAAGCAGAGAGCGATATGATCGAAGCCCAACGACCACGCGTCATCGATTGATATCGTTGCGTTTCCGCCAAAGCGGATGCCGCCGAACATAGCAAATCGCTCGTTACGCTCTAGGAGCAATCTGACTAGTTTCAGGTAGTTTTTGTTCCATCGCACGGTTATTCCGTATTCAGCAACTCCGCCGAATCCGGCCATGACCCGATCATCGAGGCTTTCGAACAGACTGTCACAATCGCGAATGGGTGTATTGGGCTCGAATCCGAGAGGCTCAATTTTGAGACCATCTACGGCGATAACTGTGTGGCCGTCGTTGACTAAGTGGTGGGCCAGCGTGAATCCCGCCGGCCCGAGTCCGATCACGAGGACGTTGCGGCCTGTAGCAGGGCGCGGAAGAGGGCGACGAAGGTTAAGCGGATTCCAGCGTGTTAACAGCGCATAAATCTCAAAGCCCCACGGCAATGCAAGGACCTCGCGGAGAATTCTGGTTTCGGCCTGGGGAATGTCGACGGGATCTTGCTTCTGATATATGCAAGCCTTCATACAGTCATTGCATATACGGTGACCGGTTGCTGCCATCATTGGATTGTCGATGGCTACGGTAGCGAATGCCGCGAGCAGATAACCCTGAGCACGCAGAGTGTGCATCTCGCTGATCTTTTCGTCGAGCGGGCAACCAGCGAGAGTGACGCCCAAAGAAGACTTCTGAAAAGCGCCCGTCTTACGGTCGCGCAAGCCTTTGCTACAGGAGTCCTTGCCCTGGTTATGACACCAAATGCAGTAGTTCATTTGATCAAGGGCCTGCTGGTCGTTCATCCCCTGATCCGTGAGGGCGAATCCGTAGCGCGAACGCCAGTGATTTTCGGGGAAGCGCATGATAGTGACGCCGTCGCGCTCGACGGTCTCGGCGGCAACAAGGTGTTTGGGATCCGCTCGGTGTGGAACTCGAAAAAGGGTACTGTCCGGATGTGTTGCATGGCCGGAGTCCGTCAGCGTGGCCCAAGCCGCGTAGCGTGCCGCGACGTCAAGTGCAGCGGCGTTGCTGTGCTTTTCCCAACTTGCAACTGCCGCGGCGAAGCTGCTGTCGGTGACTGTTGTCTGTAGCTTCCCTTCTAGCTCTTTTCTCAATGCTGCGCCGTCGAAGTTCGTGGGATCGGGGTATTTCTTTACGGCCAACCTTTGGACAAATGTGCGTTTGCAGGCATGAACGGGATCAAGTTCGTGGGTACGACGAGCTATCTTCCGCACTTGCGGAAGGATGTCGAAGAGTTCGGCAACAAAGGCGTCGAGGTACGGGCCGACCTCGATTATGAGTGCGCTTTCCTCGTTGGATGCCATATGCTCGGGAGTTGCTCGCCGGGCGAGAAGGCTGTGATGCAGGCCTGGGTTGTCGGTAGCAAGCCGCTCGAGGAACAGTCGGTCGAGGCGGATGAGGCCATCGCGTTTGGCCAAATCCGAAAAGGTGAAGCCGAAAGCGAGGGAGTCGGAGGAGGGCGTGAGATCCGTCGGCATTGAACCATACTGGCTGGTTGGGACAAAACGAGAACCTATCCTTCTACGGTCCGCTCCGGACCTTCCGTGACCGGGTGTTTTGATGAACTCGCATCGCGGATGCCACGGCCTTCGCGCAAGCGCAAGGTGAGATAGCCAACTCGGCATGTCCGGAGGAGCGGTCAGAAGAGTGACCTTCCTCATCGTCGTTGGAGTCTAACCGCCCAACGGCACACACCTGAGGTAAGCGTGCCAATGATTGTGATTGATTGTTCAGTCGCTTCGTTTTTCTCGGTGCTACCATCAAAGGCGGCGTATAATGACGTTTTGTTACCCGCTGGGCTACTGAGGTTTCCCTGTAGCCGGCTGTGATTGCTGATCGTCCCACGTATCACCGTCGTGCTTTGAAATGGATCAAAGGCGAATTTGTCGCCGCGAATAGTCATCAGCCCCATGCTGCTCCCGCAGAACGGATTATCTGATCGGACTGTGCCGCTCCACCGTCCTTCCAATCCGTCAAGGGCGTAAACCTTACCGGTTCCCATCTCGCGTGAAAGATTGCTCGGCAACTCCTGGATCCCGCATGAAGCTAGTGCGGTTGGGATGGAGAGGAGGGCGGACCACCAGCGTATTCGGGGGTTCCAACGCCAGCAACAACGGGCAGGAAAATATACCTTGCCCAAATCCAGAAAAGTGTATAAGAATAGGTATAATGGTGGCGGACGCGTGCAAGCGCACGGCCGTCCCTTGTTACCAGCGATGTCAGCTTGATCGATGTCCCCCCGTGAACAGCTAACCCCTTTATCCATCTTGCTGCAGTCCATGCGGGAGAAATGGGCGCGGGGCGACCAAGACGAAGCTATCCGACTTGCCCGCATCACTGCTCCTTATTTTCATTCTCGTCGGCTCGGTCGCCCCGTAGCGGAGGACTCGCGCCTGGAGCTTTCACAACTGTCCGATGCCGAGCTTGCTCGACGACTTGAGATTGCTCGAACACGAAGTGGCACAGCGGACGCAGATCCGCAACAACCTGATTGATTGGATCCTCGCCGCTGGCTTCACGCCTGCTAGGCATCATCGACTTTTACTGAAAGAACTCGAGGCGGTCAGCCGGGGAGCCGTTGACCGCCTGATGGTGCTTATGCCACCCGGATCCGCCAAGTCAACATATACGTCAATTTTGTTTCCGGCCTGGTGGTTTACCCAACATCCCGCTAGTTCTGTCATTTTGGTATGTCATACCGCGGACCTTGCCCAACACTTTGGGCGGCAGGTTCGTGACATCGTGACAGAACATGCTGCTCGGTTAGGGTACCAGCTTTCGGCCGACAGCCGTTCGTCAGGTCGATGGCGAACGAGTATGAATGGCCAGTATTGCGCGGTCGGTGTGCGCGGTCCTCTTGCAGGGCGCCGCGCGGACCTCGCCATTATTGATGACCCGATCAAGTCGTACGCTGAAGCTGATAGCCCGAGCTTTCGTGAGCGTCTGTGGAACTGGTACCGCGCTGATTTGCTGACCCGCCTGTGTCCGCATGGTCGTGTTGTTATCGTTATGACGCGTTGGCACGAGGATGATCTTGGCGGAAGATTGCTGTCGCGACACGCGTCGGAGTGGCGGGTCATTCGATTGCCTGCGTTAGCTGAGCCGGGCGATCCTCTCGGCCGTCGGACGGGAGATGCGCTATGGCCGGATTGGGAAGACACAGCAGCGCTAGCCCGCAAACGTGAGACGATTGGGGAGCGAAGCTGGTCGGCTTTGTTTCAGCAAACCCCGCGACCCGCTTCTGGTTCAATGTTCAAGCCATCGCGAGTTGAGCTCATTGACGCACCTTTTGCAGCAGCAAACGCGCGCTGTGTTCGTGCGTGGGATTTGGCGGGCTCAGAAGCAAACGGCGAGAATGATCCTGATTGGACTGTCGGGCTCAAGATGTTAAGGGCCGAGGATGGCCGCTTCATTATCCTCGACGTCGTACGCCTGCGCGGAGCCCCTAACAAGGTAACCACGACGATCGTCGAAACTGCCCGCCGCGACGGTCGTGACGTGATTGTTTGTCTGCCACAAGATCCAGGTCAAGCGGGCAAGTACCAAGTTAGTTTGTTGACCAGAAATCTCGCAGGATTTCAGGTCATTGCATCGCGCGAAAGCGGTTCGAAGGCAACGCGGGCTGGTCCAGTGTCGTCTCAGGTGGAGGCAGGGAATATCGCAATTGTTGGGGGTCAGTGGAATCACGCTTTTCTCGATGAACTCCGTGAATTCCCCAATGGTCATAAGGACGACCAGGTCGACGCGCTTTCGCGCGCCTTCGCAGTGCTCACTGATTCCGCACCTGTCGCCGCCCGTCGCCTTAACGTCCCGCTGATGGCCCGATAGTAGCTGCATTCCGCCCGCTGCCCCAATAGGACAAAAATGTTTCAGACCATCTGCGATCTCATTCCGTACGATGCAGATTACTCGCCACGGACCAGAACCCTTGATATTCTACAGAGAACCTTGGACGGAACGCTATATGACGTCCTGCCATACCAATTCCATGAGGAACGAAGCGGCAGCGGCGAGTACATACCTCTTCGCTCGCGGCGTCCCAGTGTGCGCTACTCGTTATGCCGCATTGTCGTTGAGGACAGTGTCGCTTTACTATTTAGCGAAGGACACTTTCCGAGAATTGACAGCCCAGACCGTTACATAAGAGCGGTACTAGCGGACGTCGCCAAAGAAGCGCGACTCAACCAACTAATGACAGATGCGGCGATCCGTGGCTCGGTGGGTTCAGTAGCCATACTGATGCGCGTTCTGCGGGGCCGCATATTTTTTAATATCCTGGATACCACGTATCTCACTCCACGATGGGACCCGGAGGAACCCGATACACTTGCGACCGTGTCCGAGAGATACAAGGTTCGGGGCTCGATACTAGCGGTCGCGGGTTATGAGGTCGACGATCCGGAGGCGGATTGCTGGTTCATGCGGGCAATGGGACGCCGAACAGGAGACTTGGTTCAAGCCATGGCCGCTCGGCGCTGACGGACCGCGAGAGATCGATTCGAAGCGTAGTGTGCGACACGGGCTCGGGTTCGTGCCGGTGGTGTGGGTACGCAATCTCCCAGGTCCGTCGGCAACAGGTAATGATAACGATGGCGCCTGCACTTTTCGGGCAGCAATCGAGACGTCAATAGAGATCGACTATCAGCTCAGCCAGGCAGGAAGAGGTCTCAAGTATAGCAGCGATCCAACGCTGCTCATCAAGGAACCGGCTACGACTGATATGGAGATAGTCAAAGGTGCCGGCAATGCACTTGTCGTAAGTGAAAAGGGCGATGCGAAGCTACTCGAGATTGGTGGTACGGCGTCGGCGGCAGTGATTGAGTACGTTCGCACGCTCAGGGAATTGGCTCTCGAAAGCATACACGGAAATCGCGCCAATGCCGACCGACTGTCGGCAGCGCAGTCCGGACGCGCTCTCGAGCTCATGAATCAAGGACTGATCTGGCTTGCCGATAATCTACGGGTGAGCTACGGCGAGGGTGCTTTGCTTGCTCTGGCGCGCATGGTTCTGCGTGCGTCCCATATCTATCCGCTAAGGGTAATGGATCGAGAAGTCGAACCCCTTGATTTTGGCGCTCGGCTGTCACTGAAGTGGCCCCGTTGGTATCCACCTACAGCTGACGATCGACAGAAGGATGCCGTTACGCTGTCAACGCTCGCGGCCGCCCGGCAGATTAGCCAGGAAACGGCGGTGAAATCCATTGCGGATGTCTATGACATTGACGACGTAGCGGCGGAACTGGCTCTTATCAACGCCCATCCTAGGAACGAGGAGACCTGATGTCCGACGACGAAACACCGCTCACTCAAGAGCAGCTGACGGGAGACTTGCGCGCTCGCGCGGACGCACTGGAGCGTCAGCTTGAAGCGGTACAGCGGGATATGGAAACTCGTTTGATTCGCGCCGAACTGAAAGCTGAAGCGGTTCGCGCGGGTATGATAGACCTGGATGGCCTTAAGCTACTTGATCTATCCAATGCAAAAATTGACGAAAATGGTGAGGTTCCTGCGGCAGCAGCGATGATGGTCGAACTCAAGCGTGCCAAACCATGGTTATTTAGCAAGGCATCTTCCTCAAGTGCAGCGAGTGTTCCGGCAAATGAACCGCCCCGGCAAAAGCTTGCAACGGAAATGAGTGAAGTTGAATACCGCGCTGCCCGCGCGGAATTGTTAAAACGTCGCGCCTAGCCGCAACTGCATCCAAAGGAAGCTACCAATGGGTATTTCAAACTTTCCTCTACCCCTGCAACCAATAATTCAGCAGGGATTTCTTGATCGCGAATTTGAGGAAGCGCTGAGATCACGACTTGGATATCGGGCCGTTGCCGATCGCGAGGAGATCGCGGTTGGAGTTGGTGAAACTGTAACGAAAACTCGAGCTGGGCTGAAACCGAGCGTCACGACGCCGCTTGCGCCGGCTACAAACACGAACCTTGATAACGGGCTTACTCCGACTACATGGAGTATCGAGCAGTACACGATTAGCATCAATCATTATGCGGCTACGACAGACCTGAACATGGTAACTAGTCGGGTGGGTATTGCATCGGTATTTTTGCAAAACGCGTACACCAACGGAGAGCAGGCCGCGCGAAGCTTGGACGAGCTGGCTCGGAATGCCTTGTTTGCTGCCTATTTCGGAGGTAACACCCGCGTCACTCAAACGCTTGGGGCACCAGGCACAACGATAACCGTGGATGACGTCCGAGGTTTCCAAACCACGTTTGTGAACGGGGTGCAGGCCACGGTTGGCAGCAACGCCTCGCTTATGGTTGCGGTAGGCGCCGATGTTTATACCCTAATTGCGGTTACGGTAGACCCTGACAATGTATCAACCACACCGGGCGGGATATCTGGCTCCCTGATGTTCTCTTCAAACGTCTCGGTAGTCGACGGGACCGCTGGCAACACTGTCGTTGCTGCAGACGCTTCAGTCATAGTACGCCCCGCGGCACGGGGCAACACAGGTCAACTTGTTGCTGGTGATACCTTGACCATGTCGTGCCTGCTCGATGCAGTTGCCACACTGAGGACAAATGCCGTACCGGAAATCGACGGCGCCTACAATTGCTACCTAGACCCAGTCTCTGCCCGCCAGCTCTTTGCAGATCCGGACTTCCGTCAGTTGTTTCAAGGAGCAACCTCGGCAAATCAGGTGTTCCGCCAAGGGACGGTCAACGATTTCCTCGGTCTGCGATTTGTGCCGACTACTGAGGCTTATGTACAGTCCCACCCCACATTGGGGGGTCTCTTCGTGCGTCGACCCATCATTTGCGGAAAGGGGGCCCTGATCGAGGGAGACTTCGCCGGTATGGCAGCTGACGATGTAGCACCTCGTGATTCTATCGTCGCGATCGTTGATGGTGTTGCGATGGTAACACGTGAGCCGATCGACCGCTTGCAACAAATCATCGCGCAATCATGGTATTGGATGGGCGGATTTTGCGCCCCATCCGATACGACGACCAATCCTACCACCATACTGACGGCGAGCAATGCTGCGTTCAAGCGAGCTGTGATGGTGGAGCACATCGGTTGAAGCGGGAGTCGGCAATATGTCCATCGGGTCGTCGCAACCATTCCGTCCTGCGGGAACGGCTACGATCAATGCCACAACCACGGCTGCAAGCGTTCGGATTGATGGTGAGGGTGAAACCATATTGGTTACCAATGCTGCGACGGACGTTGCGTTTGTGAGATTTGGTGCGGACGCCGGCGTAACCGCGGCAACCACGGCCGATCTACCGGTATTGCCAGGTACATGCATCCTGATCGGCGTGAACACGCTGATCAAATACGCTGCAGCGGTTCTATCGAGCGGCAGCGGTCAAGTCTATTTTACCATCGGCGACGGATCGAGCATCTGATGGTGTTTTCGGATGCCGAGAAGGCGGATATTCGTCGATTCTGTGGATATCCAGCTTACGGTGCGGGCGCAGCGGGATTTCAGGGTTGGCGTTTCTTTCAAGCTTATGGGTTGCTGGAGTATCGGCTCAACAACTTGTCTGATGCCGAGGCTGCCATCGTGCTACGCTATTTGGGGACGCTTCGCACCTTGGAGTGCTCCGTTCCGGCAGCGGCAGGAAACCTGGATACTGACCAGGCAGCCGTGTGGACACGAAACAAGAACGAGATCAGTGATCGCACTCGGTTGTTGGACGAGTGGCGCCGTCGCCTTTGTGGCTTTCTTGGTCTACCACCTGGGCCTGATCTACGGGGTCCTAGTGTAACGCTGGTGGTCTAGGTGAAAGCCAGTTCGCTGCAGGATCGCATCAGCCGTGGGCTTGGCGCCGTCGCACTTGCAATCGGTGGGACGGCCGAAGCATATCGACCCTCGTGTGTTGGAGATCCATTGGATCGCATCAATCGGTTCCTACGATTGAACGCAGCCTTCAGCGCGCGAGACGGACGCTTCCGCCATCCCAACGGATATGGCTCCGCACTTTGGTATGGTTTCTTCGACGCCGCCTATACTCGAGCTGGCGACTATCTCGTTCAAGCGGACAGTACGTGGTTTATCGCAGCGCAGCAGCCGCTTCTGCCACCACTTTGCGTCAAGGCAAATCGCGTCGTCTCTTTCGTGAGGCCGGTGGCCCCGGCAGCGGTGGGTCCCAACGGTTATGGGGGCATCAATCAAGCGGAACTCTTCCCTTTACTAACAAGGTGGCCGGCAAGTGTACTTGGAGCTTCGGGTTCGGGCCGTCCCGAATCTGATCTGCCCGCCGATGCCTCAGTACCGTACTGGACTACACTACTACCTGCATTCCCTGGCGTAGTTTTACGTCCTTCAGATTTAATGCGAGATGACCTCGGGCGAAGCGCTGTTGTCTGTGCCTCGGAGTTGACCGAGCTTGGCTGGAGACTAACACTAAAGCAAGCGATCACCTAATGGCCGATCAGTCTGATGTTGAAACTGCGCTGGTGCAGATTGTGTCGGCGGCTCTCTATCCGCAGGGAACAACGGAACCCAGCATTTGTGGCGCGGTATGCCGGGTGTATCGTGGCTGGCCAAGCCCGGCCGGGTTAGATAGCGATCTTGCCAACGGTGAGGTAAACGTCAGCGTCTACCCGGTCGAAGGCACAGAGCGAAACACAACACGCTATCCCGACCAATGGCTCTCTACCGGAAGCACCGTGCCGTCCCTCACGGTATCGATCTCAGGAACGATAGCCACGTTCGGTGGAAGCGCTGATCCAGGACAGTTTGCCGGGTTGTGTGTTGACGAGGAGACCTATGTTTATATGACGCAGGCGGGTGATACGCCAGCCCTAGTCGCGTCTGCTTTGGCTGCTCAAGTCCGCTCCAGTCGGAGTGTAAACCTAAATTTTTCAACAATCGCCGTCCCAGGTGCCTGGCGTTTCCTGGCGCGTACGGTTTCTAGTGCTTACAGCCTGAAAGAGATTCGAAGGCAGTCGCAATGCTTTCGCCTAACCTGTTGGTGCTCTGCCCCAGCGCAGCGAGACATGGTTGCTGCCAGGATCGATACAGCGCTTGCTGCGCTGCGCTTCATCGATCTAGCGGACGGGACGCAGGGCCGGCTGATCTTTCAAGGGAGCGTAGTGTCGGACCAGGCGGAGAATACCGCATTATATAAGCGGGACCTGCTTTATGCCGTTGAGTATGCAACCACAGTGACTGCGCTGCAGCCCGCTATGCTGTTTGGCAATCTTATACTCAACGCAGCCACTTTCATCGCTTGATACTGGAGTAACCATGGACATGCATTTGGTCGTGGTGAGGCCGTTTGCCGGCCTAGCACGTGGCGACATCATCTCAGACAGAACTCGGGTGGCGGCGATTCTGACGAGTGAGCATGCCGTCAACGTGGTGCGTGTGGGTACTCCTGTCAGGAAAGGCGCCTGATCTATGCCGATTGTACAGCAGGGCAGCATCAATACTACCGCATTGGTTGTCCCCGACCTCTATGTCCAGATTGTACCGCCACAGAACCTTGTTCTCAATGGCGTGCCGACGGACGTTATTGGAGTGGTTGGGACTGCGTCCTGGGGTCCGGTTGGTCAGCCGGTCATTGTGGCTACTATGGCCGACTATGCGCAGAACTTTGGCCCCATTGTGGCGCGCAAGTTCGACATGGGTACGCAGGTGGCGACGGCCGTTCAGCAGGGAGCCCAGAACTTTAGATGCGTGCGGGTCACTGATCTGACAGACACTGCTGCACAGGTCGTTGTTCCTAATACCACGTTCACGTTTACGGGTCTTTATACCGGATCGCTCGGAAATCAGATAGTACTGACCTTGACAGCGAGCGCGCAACCGAATGCTTGGAAGCTAACCATTTCGCTTCCGGGGCTGGCTCCGGAAGTTTTTGACAACATCGGGGGATCGGGAGCGCAGTTCTGGTCAACGCTGGCGGACGCGGTTAACAGCGGGACCAGCCTTCAACGAGGCCCCTCTCAGTTGGTGGTGGCGAGTGCCGGAGGTACTACCGCAGCTCCTACCCCTTTCAGTATTCAGCTGGGATCTGGCACGCCCGGCACGGACGGCTCCGCCACTGTCACTGCGAATTCGCTCGTCGGGATCGATATTCCACCGCGGACAGGCATGTACGCGCTGCGCGGTCAGGGCTGTAGCGTTGGCTTGCTTGCTGATGCGGACGACGCAACACAGTGGACCGCTCAGGCCGCATTCGGCCTTTCCGAAGGTCTGTACATGATTTTGACAGGCCCAGCTGGCGACACCATCAACAACGCGGTCTCAGTAAAACAAGCCGCTGGCCTGGATAGTTATGCAGCAAAACTAATGTTCGGCGACTGGTTGTGGTGGTCGGACCAGGTTAACAGCACTATTCGCTTGGTCTCGCCGCAGGGTTTTGTGGCTGGCCGTCTAGCGAACCTGTCGCCGGAACAGTCGAGCCTAAACAAACAGCTGTACGGTGTGATTGGCAGTCAAAAGTCTGGAACGCCCGGGTCGGGCCAGAGTACATCGTGCTCTGCTGCGGAGCTCGCAGTCCTGCTTGAGTCCGGGATCGACGTGGTCACCAATCCTCAACCGGGTGGAAGCTATTGGGGCGTAAGGGGAGGTCATAACTCGAGCAGCAACAGCGCCATTGACGGTGATAACTATACTCGCTTGACCAACTACATAGCAGCAACTCTAGCCGCCGGCATGGGAATCTACGTTGGGCAGGTTGTGAATGACACATTATTCCAGAACATTCGCGCGACGCAACTCAGCTTTTTACAAAACATGCTGACGCAGGGGCTACTTGGGAGCGTCGATGGTTCTCTACCGTTTAGCGTTATCTGCGACAGTTCAAACAATCCAAGCAGTCGAACGAATTTAGGTTACGTTCAATCGGATGCCCAGGTACAGTACCAGGCGATTAACGAGAAGTTCATAGTGAATGTGGAAGGCGGTCAGACTGTCCAAGTCAGTCGACAGACCCTCCCAAATGGGCAGCAAGGCTAAAGGGGTCGCGGAATGGCAAATAACACATTTTCTGTCGGCCGTGATTGCCAGCTGGTTGTGATAGGACCGGCAGGCCGGGTCGATCTCTCGCACGTGACCGGGTTCGAAAGCCGTCAGCTTACGCAGCCAGTACGTGTGGATCGGCTTGACGGAAGCCAGCTGGCGACGGAGCTGCCCAAAGGGTGGGAAGGAACGTTTGAAATAGAGCGAGGCACTTCCGCGGCGGATGACTTCATCGCTGCTGCGGAGAATCAGTTCTTCAACACTGGGCCGGTTCCGCTAGGTACTCTCTATCAGTACGTAACCGAGACAGATGGCTCAACTTCGACCTACCAGTATACGAACGTCGTGTTCAAACTCCTTAGCGCCGGCGTGTGGAAAGGCGATGCAAGCGTGAAACAGAAGCTTGAGTTTTTTGCTGCTCGCCGACAGCGAATCTGATAGGCAAAGGGTGATCGGATGGATGTCGTATGACCCCGAGCGCCACAATAATTGAGGCTGCCTCGACCACTCGGACTATCAGCGATGCTGAAGGTCGACGCATTACGCTCCGCCGGATGACGGCGCTCGACAAATTGCGGCTCTTCAAAGCTGCCGGTCCGGAGTTGGCCAGCAATGACCGTTGGCTTGCTATGGCGATGCTAGCATCGGCGGTTGTAGCGGTGGACGACGTTCCGTTGCCACTTCCGGTGAACGAAGCCTTGATCGAGGCAGCGGTTGCGAGGCTAGGAGATCACGGCATCGAAGCTGTGGCTGTGGCGCTGCACGGGTCAGGCAGGAGTCCTGCGGAGCAGAGGGCCATCGCGGGAAACTGAGTAGGCACCCCGAGCTGATCGATTCGTTATACTTGGTCAAGAACGGGGTGCCTTTTGATGTTGCCTTCAGTTTGCCGGAGGAAGAGCGTCTCGCTTGGATTGTCGTCTTGGGTACGTTGGAGGGCCGAGAGTTCGACTGGCAGGTCTGCCGCTGGAAGGATGATGCGTGATAGTTGGGATAAGGCGGATCAGCGCGGCTCTGGCGCGACTGGATCTTCGCTCAAAGGAGCAGGAGTTGTTATCGAAGCAAGCGCACTTTCTTGAACATGAAGTGCGTCGATTTCTGTCATCGCCACTCGGCGAGCTCAGCGGTTCAGCCCGACGTGGAGTGCCCGCGCTTGCTGCTAGTATTAGTCACTTGCAAGAGGGCAGTCGCGCCGCGATCGGATCGACAGCTGCGGCAGCAGTCGCGCAGGAGCTGGGAACACGAACCGATCCGCCGCGAGGATTCCTAGTTCCGGTCGCGGGCGCTCGAGGGGCAGACATCGCAGCTAATATTGGGGCGGAGCTTGGGGGCTTGCTTCGGGAGGCGTTCAGGTGATCGATGCCTATACTATCGGTATCAATCTCGCTCTCGACGGTGGCATATCTGAAGG